GTGCGATATAGTTTATTTTATGTTATATATTATTGTACTTACGGAGCCGCTGTTGGCGGATCTGCGCAGTACAATATTGGGACATTAATGAAACAATAAAAATTGAAATCAGGTCCCATATTATAGTATGTTGTTAAATATGATAAATTAGAATTCTTACCAGAGCCAGCTGGATTGAGCCGTGCAAAGACTCTAAAAGAGTCTGTATCAGTCTCTGTATCAGCATCTCCAATTCCTGGTGGAATTGTTGGTACCATTCGAAATCTTGAATACATTGGAATATTTACAGATAATCCAGCTTGAGTCTTCTGATTAGTCAAAGCCATACCAGCCATGCCAGAATCTACATCATTATCAAGGAAATGAACGTTGAAAACAGAATCATTCACACCCACAGAAACATTATCAAAGCGATTAAAATCTGCAGTAGCTAATGTTTTATGCGAGCGAGAAATTGAAACTGTATCAATAAGTTCGGGGGATGATGCATTCACATGGTAGGTAATACTACCACGCATTCCTAGAAAAAGAGGAGCTAACCATGTATAGGCAGTATGGGGAACATAGTTATATCTGGGGGAACCTGTCAAATTGGTAACATGAATTCCCGAGGGATCAAATCCTGGAATGAATGGCATACGAGGCAAAATATGATTTGCATATTTGATAAGACTTGTAGTATCGGAATCAAATGTTTGTTTAATATACTCATTTGTCCGATGAAGAAGAGGACGCAAAGAAATATGGTCTTCTCCCATTGTAACAAGTGAGATTGCAGAAACCTCATTTGATAGCTGAATTTGATTAGTTTCAAGGCTTTCAACTGATGATTGGGGAATCCACTCAAAATCATGTAGAGGTTGAATGGAAGTTTGTGGTCTCCATGCTGTGTGATATTTATTAACCTGAATAGGATCGTTAAATTTCATATTAGGACATCCACGTACGAAAACCATAATATCAATATTGGTGCCCACAGCTGGACCTGTGACGTTTGTTAAAACGCTCATCACAAGTTGACCATTTGCATAATTGGATCCTGTAAAAACAGTTCCGCCTGTTGTAACTGGTTGAACAGTTGCAGCCACAACTTCATTAATTTCTAGCCAGGGATCTTGCTGATTGTAAGGAACAGTGAACACAAATTCATCCGTTTCAGTAAAATCCCAGACAGCAGAGTATTGAGAAGTAGCATTTATAGCGGAAGGGCTCTGCTTAACAGGGTCCCATGTGAACATTACACGTCCAGCATGGTATCTGGTTTTATTTGCGACAAATCTAAAAGATATATCGCCACGCCAATACCGAAACATGCGTGCAACATGAGACATTGGGACATTATATTGTTTCTTATAAAGTCTTCCATTAATGGTTTCATCCTCCACACGAAATAATGTGGGTAGAACTAATGCCGCGAGGAGAATAGTATTTGTTGCCTGAGACTCATCCATATTTGCAGTAATGAGATAGGATTCTCGAGTGACTAAAGACTCAATGGACAATTCATCAGAACCATCAAGTCCCACAGTCCGAGAATCTATACATAACTCATTCTTTGCATCTACAGATAACTTCTCTACAGGGGTTGAAATACTAGGTGAGGCAAAAGCTGGAAAAGGTTGGTTCTTTACTGGTTCAGTATTATTTATATTTGGTACATTAGTCCAACCAAAGTAATCGGCAACTCCTGCGACACATGAAGCAGCTGCAGCAGTTGCTGTTGCAAAAGGACCAACAACAGGAATTGAAGAAACAACTCCAGCAGCATCAGCTAAGGCTGTTGCTGTTGAGGAGACGACTCCTTTTCCATACTCGTCTTTAAATCCCTGATTAACGCTCTTGAGAATGCTCATAGCATCTTCAGAGTGTCCATGCGCTATATTTGTTTGGATCAATTTTGATTTAGACTTTCCCCCACGATTATTATTACGAGAAACCTTTGAGGATGGTCCAATCTTTACAGGTTGAGATTGTAACAACAACTGGTCTGAAAGACCAGCGAGAGTTGGCTCAACGGCCATTGCCCAAATTACAATTTTAACATCTGAGCCAGTTACTGAATTAGCGTTTTTAAGAGGAGTGGGACTCGATATTCGAAGTTGGCCCATTTTATGAAATTGACTAGCAGATCCTAATTTTAACCAATTTCTATGAAATACAAAGGGTAATTCCATATCACCACCTTGTGATGTAGCAGAATTGATCCAAAAAGATGGTCTTTGTGAATAAAGAACTGTATCCTTTTCGTCACCACTAAATCCAGTGGTGTCCTGACCCCAGTCGGGGAGAGGTCTATATGAGACAAGTGCTCTACCATAATAAAATGGTGAAGCATTTATCTGCACATGGATCTTCATTTTACAACGCAAGAATGCGAAACTACGAATTTTGTATCCCATATAGTTTGTATTAAAGAAAAGAAACCACGGGTCAAAAGTTGTATTTAATGAATTCCCTTCAGTCCAAGATATCTCACCTATTTTAACAGGCCTTTGAAGAAATGTAGAGAGGTCAGTATCCAACATCTTTCCATCCATAAAGGTTTCGTCTGTTATATCAGGTGCGGTAATTGAAGTTCCGGGAACTTGATTATGAAAAATAACGTTTTCGTTCTTTTCATACTCAGGTTGTAGGTGTGAACCTAATAGCGAGGCATGCTGGTTAGCATCATCGCTTGTTGTTTCATGTTTAGTTTCAGCAGGAGAAATATACAAGATAATGGCTCTCCCAAGCCAAATATCCCGTTGCGACATTATTTTAGGTTCAGCCGGACCTTTCCCTAAATAGGGACTTCGAGGGTTGCTCTGGCGAAGTTCATGTGTGATCCACACTCGCTACTATAGTAGGCGCAAAAACTGTCGTAGAAAGTAGTAACTATACACACATGGTTGATTTTGGATTTACAATTGGACTGCACAACTTTAGCCCAGGTCTGCCATATGGCAGACTAAAGATTATCGGAAGCCTCCCTCCAGCGTTCGACTAAATCGTCAAAAGTTGGTAGGGGTCTTACCAAGTATTGCTGTAGATCATGATCAATGATCATCTGAGAGAATAAATCTCTCTTCTCCTCAAATACTTTCCTTCCATAATTAAAATACTCTTGTAATGCACTGTCAATGATTGCACACATCTGAACTTCATGTATGACAACTTTACTTCGTACACATACAGTCAACATTTTCTCTATGGAATCATGATTTAATGGACATAAATAATCTTCAATTTCCTTATCCCATCTCCATGACCTCTTAAGAAATTCACATTTCTTCAAAGGTATGTATGGAATAGATTCGGCTTTCTTATCAGCCATAGTATAGATGATGTCACACTCTCCCAATACTTCCGAAATAGAAGTATGATTGAACCACTTACATCTACTGTGGACTCCCATAATATTATCGTCACCATATGTTAATAAAGCGACATTTTTCCGAAAATCATGTGCAGAATCATTACCAGATAAAATAGCGTAAGCATATCTCATGTATAAACAATTTACCAAGCCATTGATAATAACAGTAAGAGGCCACCCTGATGGGTTAGAACCATAAAATTCCACCAAATCACCATTAAAATCAGTCAATGGAAACCTAACATCTGCACTTATACAATGTACAACACGCAGGTCTTCATCTGTATAATTTCCAGAAGCCTTTAAAATATAAGATATAACATTAAACGCTGCTTCCATTATTTGTGCGCTCATTCGCTTGTCAAAAGCTTTGAAATCCCCAGCAATCATACGCTTATCTCCAAATTGGGTCAAGAAATTTCTTAATTGGCCCCATTCTTTCGATTGACATATTGTGCCTGGGCATGACTCAAATATATACTTATTGTTTTGAACTAGTCGAACAAAAGATAATAAATACATTCTAACAACTATGGAAAAATCCACAGGAGCAGAAGAAAATACTCTTGTTTTACCCTTTTCCCTTTTTGCATGAGAAACGGCTTCATCTTTAAGACAAGCATTATAAATAGGATTTGCACGCTTTCCAGAAGCGTAAGTAGCTAATATTTTATCTATCCTACGATTTATTTCGTCATTAAATTCAACAGGATCAGGATGACGATCACACGCAGGAAGTTTCTTTAAATAATTCTGCTTGGGTTTCCTATAAGGTAAGCCCATAGAAGAATTTCGATTTATTCCATCAACATACGCAACACCAGGTGCACCATTGACAGCAGTAAACCTATCATATTTATGAACAGTTTTCAAATCTTCAAGAGAAAGACTTGACATTATGTCCAGGATAAATTCCTCCGTAACTTTATCTATAATGTATTGATCCATAGATAATATGGGATTCACCAAATCTAATGCTGCTATGCGCCAAGGACGCCAGCCTCGCATTAAAGGTGCAGTATGATTAAGGGAATAACCCTTTGTCAAAAGATCATCACATAACATTGTTTTCTTAACTGTAGATTTTGGAGCAGGTCTGTAACCCGCAAATGAACCATAAACACTAGCAGAACCCTGTTCTATGAAGCGAAACACACTTTTATCGTGTAATTCCCCTAATTCACGTTGAACTGATTCTGAACAAATACTTATATCATCAATTTCTACAGTTGGTTGAAAACCATCAACAACACTCTGTAAATAGTTTTTTGGAACTTTTGTACAACCAATATGATGGTTTTCCCGTGATCCAAGACAATGGATTCCAGCAATAGCTGGACCCTGTGGTGTTGTTACCAATAAAGGTGTACCACAATATCCATCAAATGTCTGTTTCTCAGTAACACCAGCCCATACTTCGACTGTGAATTTGTTTTGTGCATTAATACAACCTCCATGGCATATGCCTGAAACGGGATTCCGAGATCGTACACCGTTCTCATCAAGTTCGATGTACTCACCCTTCATTGTTGCTCTGAAATCATATGGAAGGAAGTATTTAATAATATTTCGACGTGGCGGGAGACATGGTATCTTTATAATCGCCAAATCATTCTTAAAATCTCTGTAGATTTGAGTTTGTGACATTTTAATAGACATATTTCTATTTACTCCCGAAACATTTGCATTTTGGAATATATTCAATACAAAATCATCATACAACAAACAATGGTTGTTAGCTAAATAATATTGATCAACGATACACACCATACGACACTGAGTCTTACTTTCTGAAAATAAGAGCTCACAACATATCATGTTTTCTTCAATCTTTTTCGCTAAAACCATTTCCTGTCCAAGCAGAGCTCGGCTCGAGTCACTAATATGAATAGGAGCTAAGTCCACGTGAGGATTATGCCAAACATTATTTCTCTCTTTTTCCTTCGGTTCTGGTGGATAGAAGGTCGTAGCTTCCTCGAAACGTTGACATCGGTAGTCCACATTCCCTCCATCTTTAGAACCAAATATGTATGATACCAATTTAGCACCTGTGTATAGAGCAACAGCTCCAGCAACAGCAGATGCCAGATTGACTAAGGTCGTATTATCTCCAATTTCTTGGCGAACTCTTTCACCTAACCTGCTCCAATACTCCCTACTATTTGTTATTCCCTCAACGGGATCATCATAGAAACGTTTTACAGCAACAAGCCATTTAAAAGAATCTCGCATAGAACGGACATAATTACAGACTGTGAAATACATATCTGTGGCAAAGTATATCCACATATACAACATTAACCACAGATGATACCACTTACCATGTAATTTAATATTCAAAGATTGTGGAATCACAGGACTAGATGTACACAGTGACACGGGAATTCCGCAACACCTACATAAATCCATATTATGTATCACATCCACAGAATCAGTAACCTGTTCTTGACTAATCCAATGTTGATCAATGGTTTCATTATACCATATCAAAAATTCTTTCATACCCACATTATCCAATACTGTACGATAAACAGCATTTTGCTTACCATTACATATGGGTTGGGGTAGAACTCTTTCAACAGTAAAAGTCCAGAAATCAGGCAGATCCGTAGGATTATGTATGTTTCTAACTTTATTAGTATCAAGAAGAGTACTTGTACAGTACTCTTCTTTGACTTTAGGCGTAACGACATAAGGAAAACGTCGCTGTGCGGCAGAAGGATGGGAGAAATAGGCAAAAGCATTCAAATCCTTCACATTCGTTGTAGCAACAACAAACTCAGATTTGAAAGGTGTTCGCCCCTTACGCCCCAAATCAGCCTGATCGGGACAAAAAGGCACTTGATTTATGATTTGTAGGAACTCTGTAACAGAAACATCTCCCTGACCCGCAGTGCGAGGTTCACGAAAACCAACATCATCTAAAACGCAGCACCATTGAGATGGCATATATCCATCCCAAAAATTGGCATTTGCATTTCTGGTATATTTAAATCGACCATCAATAGGTAAATTTCTCTTTTTCCCATACATGGAAAACATAATTTCTATCAATGTTGATTTTCCTATTCCAGAATCACCATGCAACAATATCGAAAAAGGAGTTTTCCGAGGCAATCGTGCATTAGACAATGTTTCTATCTCTGTACAAATAGTTTTCAAAGGCTGTAGCTGTAAAAGAACCGCCTTTTTGTCCCAAGATGACATGTTAACTGCATGCTTATATATTGCATCGCCCTTCTCAATGGAATCCGTTAACTTATCATAATACTCAGAGAATGAAAATCCAAATGATGAACAATCATCTAATTTTGGATAATTATCCTTCAACCAAGCGCAATCATCATACCATTTTGTGTATTTGGTGCCACAATGATAAATAGGCTCAAACGAACCAGTTTTATACATTTGATATCCAGTTTCACACAAAAATACAATAGTATCTGCTACTTGTTCAAAGAAGCCTAACTGCGAACTATGTGCTCGCCGCAAAGCTTCACTCTCTGATCTTTCAAAGTTCAAAGATTCAAAATTGATTCCAAAGCCATCCAAAACATTACGAGATAAACAATATAATAATACATTGTATAATTTCGTAAACAATGGTGACTTCTTAAGGGTTTG